AGGGTTGGTAGTAGTGGATATAGTTGAATAATATACTTTTACATTAGGTATAGGCTTATCGGTATTTTTATCTAGTACCAGACCTGAAATTTTATATGGTATCATTTCTCCCATTATTTAACTTTAACGGTTTTGGATTTAAGTAATTCTAAATTATTAATTACATTATCAACTACTGAAGCGGCTGTATTTCCTAGTATGTTTCCTACGGCATCGGGTACTGGGGTTCCTCCTGGGAATAATTGGCTAGTTTCAATGACGTTTGCTAGTACTTTAACTGCCCTTGCTAATTGATCTATATATTGTACTGTGATATTTCCCAACAATGCAGGTTCTGTTGCTTTTTCATCACCTAGTAAGACCATACCTTTTAATATAACATCAGTAGATTCTAAGTTAATACTATTGTCGGCTGATATACCCACTGATTGTTTTCCACTTATTAATATACTATCTTTTTTAGCATTAAGTATTACTCTATCGGAATTGAGTATAGATTGTGGGCCTACATATGAATTGGTTGATTCTGGGGGAGTGGCATATGATATACCATATTTTGATGACGCTGGGGTAAAGTCAATTTTTTGGTTGGATGTCAAATACAATGATGACATGTCACCTTGTATATTTTCTTTTACGGATGTTCCTGGCTCAACTGGTTGATTTGGGTTCTGTCCATTACGTAATATAACGATAGGGTTTTTTTCAGTATTACCTAAACGTAAACTTTGCCCATGTCTCCCCTCATATATAATATCACCTGGATTTGATTCAAGTGATGATATTTTAGAATCTTCAATAGATTGAGCGGGGGTGGAGTTTTGTGGGGTAGGTTGGTTTATAGGTACTCCCAATGATGCTGCTTGATAATTTTTTACAGTTGATTGGGTGGTAGGTTTATTTGGGGATAATTTGGGTTCTACACCATTAGTATTTACTGAAGTAGTACCGTACGCTCCTTTTGGTTGTCCATATAGCCATTGCATCCCGTTTGAGTTAGGTGCAGATGATTTATGTAGGTCAACTAATTCACCAATAATCGGTATGTTGGTAATGTTTGGGCTTAAAGGATTGGCTGTATAAACTTTACCTATGTTGTTGGGGTTAGTTGATTCTCCAACTATAGTTCCAACGGGTAAATTGCTTGATTTTGAATCGGATATTGTAATAATGGATTTAATTACCCTAACCTCAATTATATTGGGTTCAATTGATCTAGGAGTAGATGAAGATGGAGATACAGTTGATCTCACATTTGATTTAAATCCAAAATTAGAATATGACATATTATTTCTCGTTATATTTCTTTACCTCAGTCAATAACTGTGCCTTTTCTTCCTCAGTTAAACCAAATGATTCAGATTCAGATTTACCAGTGCCTATTGCACGCTGGATGATAGTGGCCATTTTGATAAGTTGTTCATCGTTTTTAAGGCCTAAATCCATATATTCTTTGATTAAAGGCACGATAAGGGTAGCATCACCAATATCATTAATTAATGGTTTTAATTCACTAATCAACGCGGATATTTGTTGAGCCTTAAGTTTTTGATTGTCGTATATTTCTTTAAGTAAATCGGAAAATTTCTTTTTTCCGAATATATTAGCATCTAGATTACTCATGGTATTTTATGTATAAATATATGATTTAGTTAGATTCAAAATCAATATACCCATTTTCAGTATAGAATATATAATTGGATTGAAATATTTTCTTTAACCCATTGGCAATTTTAGTAATTTTAGGTGATTTTACATCAGGTAGTATTTCGTGGATGTAGATGTATAGGGCTTTTTTATGGAACACAGTTAAATGGTCTCTATTGCGGAATAATTCTAAAATAGCATCGGCTATTTGAGCATCATTTCCTCGTGGAAATAAATCAAATATATTCTCAGTAGTATAAACTACAAACTCATCTATAAAATAAGATAATCCTTCTCTGTCAGGCCCTTTATCTAATGTATAAGACCCTAAACTATCTTCATTTGTTTGGTCAATAGTTGAATTATTTACCTTGCTTTTATAATTTTTATTATTATATAAAATACACCAACGTTTAACTATAGTACCAAAATATGAATATGCTTTAGCACCTCGCTCAGGGTTAAATAAATGAAGTTTGGATAATAAAAACGTTTCAATTTCATGCTGGAGATGTTCTAGGTTATCTACTTCAGTGTGGTAGAATTTGAAAGTGTGGATTATATTTTGAGTTAATTTGAAGAATGGGTAATGGATATGTTTTTCATATATTCTACTCCTCAATTCAGGATCTTCAGTATTATTATATAATACTATAGCATCCTCTGTTTCTTGGGTAAAGTAATTATTACTACCCTTTTTACCTCGTTTAGTCATTAATTATTTCTTTAAATTAAATTCATTAAGTATTTCTTGAATTTGTTTAATACTATTGAATATAGTTCCAGTTTCATCATCAGATGCAAATGCCCCGTTCTGATCTAATTCTTTTAATTTAATATCAGAAATATCAATAATGCGGGATAATTGGTCTAGGTAGTTTAAATAACCTACCATAATTGCCTCTGCTTTTTCTTGTTTACGAAGTAAGTTAAAAGTCGTGAATCCCAGAATCACGACTAAAATTGCTAATGATATTATAATGTAAATCATACTATAAGTTATCTAATAAATTTTTTAAATTGTCACTCTTAACAGAACTCAATGCTTTGTTACGTATAGCATCTTTCTTAGATGTGACTGGTTTAGATGTGGATATACTAAATGTTTCCTTAGTAGGCACGTTCTTTTTACCTGTTGTAAATTGAGGCAACCATTCACGCTCAAATTCTATACGTGCCGCCATTAAATCAGCCTGGTGTACTATATAAGGTAGAGATGTTCTTGGTTTTTGTCCTGGGGTAAATCCCATAAGGTATTTTTTATTTCCTTCATCGTATAGACCATCATGAGTCTGGATGGAAATCATTTCGTTGAATGTATAAGTGATGCCGTTAGATTGGAGCAAAAATAATCCTCTATCTGGAACGGAGGCGAATGCTAAAGCTTCATTAAACATATAATCCTCACCTAATTTATCACGTCTCCATTGATCAGTCTGGGTGATATAGGCTTCATGAGTTTCATCACCAAATTTACCTAAGTCGTGGTTTATAGCAGCGAAAACTAATTCTTCTCTAGTATAAGTAGAAGTATCTACCCCATGCTTAACCCACACCTCATTTATATCCAGGGCACAATCAATTACTCTAAGTACATGATCAATATACCCCCCAGGGAACGCATTGTGGTATTCCTTCTTATGAGCCGCAGGCATTATACTAAATCGTTCTTCATACTTAGTATAAAATTCTACTAACCGTTCTCCTCTCTCTCCAGATATCTCAGTTGAGATAACGTTTAAAAATTTCTCCCAATTTTCTTGGATCTGTTCTGCTTTTAATTTCATAACTTTATTTATTTACATTTAACATAGGATGTTTCTGTTATATAACCTTTATATCTTTACATCCTTTACTTTTTACTATTTATTCCTTTTTTATTTTTATATTTTTACATGCATATTTGCATTTTTATATAAATTAAAAACTTTAATGTAAAGGTATAAAAAATCTCTTAGGGAATCAAGTTTTCTTGACATCTATCTATAATTTTTTTAACTATAGCACACTTTTCATATTCCTCTAATACCTCCCAGTACTCAATATGCATATCTAACCAACCCATCAATTCCTCCTTCTTTACATATTTACTTATATACGCCCAATCCTCAACCTCAAATTCATTAAATAATTCCAACCAGTAATAAGCTCTAGTATGTTTTAAATTTTCCCCAACATTTACAATTTCATCCAAATCCATGTCAGGATCAGCCATTTTAAAAAACATAGCTAATTTCATTAGTATGGCCTCACTGTTTTGGTTGATTTTGATAAACATTTTCAAACATGAAAGCTCATCATGTGATACAGTTATTTCCTCTAAATTAGGTTGGGAATTAAACAGTTCAAATATGCGTTCAATATTCATTGTATAAAATATATTTTAAATTGAAATACACGCACGTATGCGTTGATTTAACGTACTTGCTCACCCAATAAATTAATCACCTCAATAGCCGTGTCTAAAGATACAGTAAAGAATTCCCTTTGTTTACGAATACGATTATCTTTTAATTTTTCATGGACTGCCTTCTCTAATTTTCTACCATTGATACATTGATAAGCAAAATCCATTTCAAAATCATCAGGTACACCTGTTGATTTGCTTAATATATTTGCTCTATCGTATGGATTTAAAGTTGTAAAACCTATTTTTACAATACCAGGCATGTATTTGTTTGATAAAACGTAAACAAATTGCTCACCCTCAACCCCTGCGTATTCACGTTTTGGTTTATTGGTGTAATACTCAATTGTACTCCACCCATCATCACTGAGTGTTGTTGTATAGTAATGTGGGTCCAAATGAGTAAATCCATCCTCATGGCATGGGATGAATTTTTTTGCTTGTTCTGAAGTAAGTTGTTTCATAATATAACCTTTATTTGTTGTTGTTTAAAATCTAGCTTTAGCACCTCCAGATTTATACCATGGTAAACCATCTCGACCTTTAAGTGCTTTTTTCCATTGTTTAAAATCCATTTTAATACCATTAATATAATATTCAGCTAATTTTTCATTACCCTGTGGTATTAAAGCTGGGCCATCCCATGAATGTAATTTACCATTAAATAAAATCATGGTTGTACCATCTGGTGTTTTAATTCGCTTTT